TGTAAATTAAGGGCGATGGCTCTTTGACCTTTAGGCCCTGCCTCACGGGTCGCCCGACTCCGGTTGAATCCTAAACCTTTCCGAACTTCTCCGCAAGTTTCAGGCCGATGTAAAGAATAGCCACAAACGCTAAGATAATCCAAGTGGGCGAAAGCACCCACAGCCACGACCACGAAATTACCTTAGTCAGTTTAAGAACCACAAAAACAACGGTCAACACCGATCCAAAGCCCATACCACCGCTAGAGCTTGTGCTTGCCATATATCCCCTCTAAACTATGCCGCCCCGACTGGATTTGACCTCAACCGGCTTTGATCCTATCTCAGCAATCCGCTTGGTCATCGGGTGGGCAAGCTGATAATACCACGAATCGTCGCCTTCTGCAAGGTGGGACTGCCTGATTGCGCCTAGCTTTATCATAGCCGCCTGGATAAGCTCTATGCCGTCCTGGGTGGCATCGCCATTGGTAAACTCTAGCGCATCGCCGCGTTCGTTAGGAGCCATGAAGTAACGGAACTCTACGCGGGGATACCGGGTAAAGAACTCTTTTGCCACCTTGTCTACGTCAAGCGGGGGATAGTTGAATGTATTACCCTCGGCCCCCACAAAGCAAGACTCTACAAACTCGGCCTGAATATCGGTCAGCTCCAGCTTATCCGGCCTCCCTAGCGCCTGGGCTATCTTCTCCGGGTCGCGCTGGCTACGGACCTTCCACCATGCCTTGACAAAGCGGATAGGGTTAATCATGGGCCACCGCCTTTGCAATGTCGGCCATGTTCGCAAGCGCCTCAGACTTCGTGGCCTTGACCTCGGCATCATGCTCGGCCCGCGCCTTGTCCAGCAAATGGGTAAAGGTGTTCATGTCCACGCTTCCCGGCCTCAAGTCCATGGCATAGTCGGCAATCTTGCGAATCTCGCCCTTGGGGAGCTTGTAATAAGTCTTTGTCCCCTGGACGTAGATTATCCCCCCAGCGTCCACATGGGCCGCATTGGGATTCTCAGCCTTAGCCTTTGCCCGGCCAAACCGTGCCATGTCAAAAAGCACGGCACCCGCGCCGATGGCAAACAGGCCGATCACAATGTAAAGCAAAATCACTTGTTCCCCCTCACAAGGCCAAGATCGGCAGACATAATGCGATGCTTGCCATCTGGCTTATCGACTTCTGTAATAATGTAATTCCAAGGAGATACAGATAGTATCCGCCTTATCCACTCAGTTTGCACTTTAGGGGCAAGTATTACAAGCTCCTCCATATCTTCAATATTCGTAGCCCCCCCGCTCTCCCCGATAACAATCTTACTCATATCCCCTCCGTTTCGTGCGTGACCCGTATCTCTAGCGGGCCTGTCTCTAGCTGGACTTCCGTCTTATCCGTCCAATCCTTGCGGAATCGGCAAGATACATTCTTTGACCAAAGGCGGTCATTAAACCGCTTTTTAGTGCTAATCTTAGCCTCGGCGTCGTATTCCTCGGTGTCAAGCAGGTTTGTTCGCCCTTGGGCCTCCCACCATGCCTGGCTTACATCCCTTGCACGTGATAATGCGTCGGAGAACTCGGGATGGACTTTAGCCCATTCGTAAATAGTATCCCTGCAAACGCCCAAAGATACCGCAACCTCAAGGATGGATTGCCCTTCTTCGAACCTATGCTCAAAGTCTTTGCATATCCCGGGATCGTAGTCTGTCGGCCTTCCTCCGGGGTGTTTAGTGTCGCTCATGCCTAATATCTCCTAAAAGTATACATTATCACCATTTGCGATATTGTGCAAGGGTGGGGTGCTATCCCCATTGATTTGCCATGGCTTCTGCTATCCCTTGAAATGTCCTGGCCCTATCTTTTGCCCTGTTTGGACTTTGTGACATTTTATGGACTCTTTGCTCCCTGCCATCGACAATATTAGTAGGCATAAGCAAAGGCAAACTATTAAGCCATAAGCATGTAGCCTTAGTTTCTCCGTGTCCATATTCCCAAGGCTGAATAATCTGATCCGGCTTTCGGTAAATATTTGACATTATGCCTATAGGGTTTTCAATCGCCCATTTACAAGAAAGTCTAGTAAACTTCATAAAAAAATCTATAGACGCTTGCTGTCTGCCGTCCTCCTTTTTAGCTTTAAACCACCTAGCCCCCGATACGCACAGATTATCGCATGGTGGGTGAGCTATAACCAAGTCCCAATCAGCATAAAGAATATTAAATATATCGCCTTTGTAATGCGGACCTGGTCTTTCAGTATCCCTTAAATCGCACGACATGGCGTCATGGCCCTTGGCTATAAAGGCATCCCTTACTATCCCTGAAAACTCGCAAGCTACCAATATACGCATCAATTCCCCTCCTGTACAAACTTGACATATTCCTTGACAAAAGTCACGTTAACCGCGCCCTTTGCCCCGTCACGGTTCTTCTTGACAAGTAGCTTGCTCGGGCTAGCGTCATCCTCGGCCTTCTGCGGGTGATAGATAAATACTAGCGCGTCGGCGTCCTTCTCCAACTGGCTAGAGTCCCCCAAGTCCGCCATGTTCGGCTCCCGTCCCTCTGCGTCCCGCCTAAGCTGTGCCAGGCCGACTATCGGGATTCGTAGCTCCCGGGCCAGGCCCTTGAGCGACTTAGATACATTCGTGACTTGCTCATGGAAAGGTATCTTCTGATTGTCCCATTGGATAATCTGGATATAATCCACGAAAAGAGCCTTTACCTTGTAACTCGCCACCATCTGCCGGGCGATCGAGCGAAGCTCCGTAAATCCGACATTTGGTGCGTCATAAACGTAAACCGGAGCGGACGCAAGGTTTTCGCCGACAGAAAGAAGCTTATCAAAGTCTCCACGACCCAAAAGGCCCATCGATAGTTTCGTGCCATTTATCCTCCCTTCACTGGAAAAAATCCTAGTGACTATCTCCGTATTGCTGGACTCTGCGGAAATAAGGCCCACGCTTTGCCCCTGGTTAATCCCAATATGGCAAACCATATTGACCGCTAGGGCAGACTTGCCGTCTGATGGCCGGGCTCCAATGATATAATACTTGGATGGCTGGAGGCCTCCTATCATCGCGTCAAGGTTACTAATCCCCGTAGCCAGCCCGGGCAAGGCCCCTTTAGCTTTGAACCGCTCCTCAATATGCTTCAAGGCTTCCGGCACAAGCTCGGCAATCTTCTTGACTTCCCCAGCCTGGCTACCCGTCGCAAGCTGGAAAAGCTCCTTTTCGGCCCGCTCTATGTAGGCCGCTGGGCTCTCCGTGTCCTCCATGTTCGATAGCATAAGGCCCAGGTTTTGAAGCCTGGCCCTCTGATAGTTGGCCGTTATAAGCCTTTCGTAATGCTTCCAGTTAGCCGAGGATGGGGCAACATTGTAAACCCTCGGCGCGTATGTCTTGTCAAGCTCCCGGTCAAAGTCACCAAGGGCGATATAGTCAATCTTGACCCCAGCCTCAGAGCATTTGACCATGGCCCTAAATAGTCGCCGGGCGGGCTCGTATTGAAAATAAGCCTCGGTTATCCCGGTCTTGTACATTATCGAGGGGTCAAGGAGAATGCAGGAAAGAAAGGATTCCTCGTGTTCAACCATTCAAAAGCTCCGGAGATTCGTGGATGTTGCCGACGGTCCACCATATACGAGAGTTGATATCAGCCAAGCGGAGGTGGCCACGGATTGTGGGGTTAGTAAGAATCCATGTCAGTTCTTCCTCACTCCACTCAATACGATATCGCCTGGTGCCTTCGGTTATCACATCGGCGTCAAAACATTCCTTGCCGTTTTTGTCGTGGAGGCCGGTGTATTGCTCCCATATAAGGTTATCGCAAGGTACATCAAGCGCTCCATCTGCAAAATAGGCAAGATTATACTCGTCGTGCCATTCTATGCGAGCAAATGGACCAAGCATTCTTTTGTTGGTATTGTCCCAAGCCCTGAACTTAATCTCCATCATTTGTTCACTTCCTTAAAAACCATCCTCTGATTGTTAATGATCGTACGCTCGTGGTCGCTATTGTTAGGCGTCGGCTTGTACATCGCGCAGGATCGGCAATAAGCCTTAGAGCGCACTAGACCATTGGTCAAAGAAAAGCACCCCGCAAAGTCCTGGTTAGCTTCCGGCAGATTGCACCATTGCGGTACTAGGATATCGTCAAAGCTCATACATTCCCCCACTGATCAGCCATGGCAGTGGCAATACCAGTAAAGGTCTTTGCCCTTTCGTGCTGCCTGTTCTTACCACCCCTGTTAAACCAATTACCGGCAATCTTTGTAGATTCGTAGTCCTTTACAATATTTGTAGGCACAAGATTAGGCAAGCCCTGGAGCCAAAGAAGCGTCCTTTTTGAATAAGGATGCCCGTATTCGTAAGGCTGTATTACCTGGGAACACGGAGGTAGTCCGTATATCCTTGAAGGGTTGGGGTTTTCTATTGCCTTTCTGCCTATCGGGGCCGTATACAAAAGCATGAAAAAATCCCGGGCATCCATGCCTTTAGCATAGCGATCTAGGTTTAGTTTCTTCCCGGGATAAAGATACCTGGCCCCGGCATTGGAAAGGTAGGTACAAGGAGGATGAGCTATCATCATGTCCCAGGGCTCATAAAGCACGTCGAGCACGTCGCCTTTATAATGCGGGCCAGGTTGCTCCGTGTCCAGTAAATCGCACGACATGGCGTCATGGCCCTTGGCTATAAAGGCATCCCTTACTATCCCTGAAAACTCGCAAGCTACCAATACCCTCATTTGTTACCCCCGTTAGCCCTTTGTACCACCGCGAGGATATCGGCGTCAAGTTCTTTCGTCGGGGTGGAAGGCGATTTTCGGAATAGCTCGGGGCGTTCTTTTTGCATCTTGCCTATAACCCAGGATCGCAAGGCCCCGGCGGCGCCTTTGTAGATTTTGTCCTTGCTTTCACACCATGCCGACAGTTGCTCAATACAGGCATCAAGGGCGGGCTTCCCAAGCTCCTGAAGGTATTTATTATATTCGGCATCGGTTAAGTATACATTCTGGAACTCGCCATAAGGCTTCTTGTCTGGCTTTGCCTTCTTAGGCTTTGGCTCCTTGTCTTTTGAAGCCTCTTCATCGGGTATATCTATATCCTCTCCTAACCTATCCTTACCTAACCTAACCTGTGTCTCCAATCCGTCTACATCTTGTATACGGGTTGTATACGCGCCATTGTTATCGTATCCAAGCGACTCCTTTTCTTCTTTGTATTTCGTTTCGGTATAACGATCTTTGGCAATATAGTTGTGAATCTTCCAATGCTTGATTACCACGATTCCGGTGTCAAACGGGATGATAAACTTCTTTGTAACAAGAAGCTTGGCATCATCATCCTTTGCCCCGCATATCCGCATTATCGTCTTTGGCTTGTTAATAAACCCGTCATCATCGGCCCGCATGGAAAGATGGAAATAAAGGAGTTGCGTCGATGCAGGCATATCGAGGAATGCGTCCGAGTCGATAATGGTCTTGGCAAACATTCTGCGTTCGGCCATTATTCGTTATCCTCTAGTAGCTTGCGAATAAAGTCTACTCCTTTCTGAAATACAATAGGCTTCATAGCTACATGGGTCATCCCGTGCGCATCTTCCCAGGAGCTATGAAGCCTATTGTATTTCAGAAAGGAGTAGACTTAATTCGCAAGCT